GGCCATTAGCAGTTCCACCGGAACTAAGACTACTACATTCTGCGTAAACACCAGCACTGGGGAAGACCACATTGTTCTTATAGACGTAAAGAACAGCAACGTTAGCCTCGGCGGTATCATCTGATACGTTTGCACGCACACAGACGCGGTAACAACCAGCAGGTGGAGTCAATGCTGTGCTACTAAAAGTAAACGCACCTAGACCTAACGGGTCAAACGAATTGGCAGTAGTAAAAGCCGAAAACGATATTGGAGTGGCAGTGTTCTTGGAAATAGCCTGTGGACTCGTCTTATAAGTAACGGACGTGTTAACAGGTGTGAGCCCAGTTGATGGTTCCAACTGTGGCGTGAAAAACTCAATGTCATACTCAACATATAACTTACCACAAGGAGATGTGATTGAGTTATCAGAAGCAATGTAGAAACGACCCAGATCAAACGTCTTTAGATCACCAGCCACGGCGGTAGGTCTAATGTAACGACGAGTTCCAAGGGCCCGAAATTCCTTTACATCCACAACAAATGTGAACGGCTCCCAAATAGGAGCGGATACGGCCTTTGGATGATCCATAAATTGGGTTTCAGTCGTAGGCTGAGGGTCCTGAGCATTATAATCAACCATCATCATGATTGTGCCTGCTGTGGACGTAGCGACAAACGGAACAAAGTGGTACTTGAGTGTATGGATAGTGTACTGTTCATAATTTGCACCTATGGTGGACACCCATGGAAATGAGGAAGCCAAACCAGGCTGAATGGGGTAAACACTCTCCACCGTAAAACTAGAATGTGCAGTAACTGCGGGGTTCAACAACTCCCTATGAACAACACGGTTGGGTCCACGAGATTTATAAGGTCTCGCAACTAAACCAGAGCCAGCCTCAGCAATCATTGCTGGGGTCTGGCGTACAATAGCCGAACGACTCACAGGCGCTTCAACGAGCATTCCAAGTCCTTCCTTGGTGCTTCTCGCCATGCCTCTAAGATTTCCAGATTTGGGTTTCCGCGCAGCCGATTTTGCAAGGAGTGACCTCGCACCCGAAGCTGCCATACCCAACGCCGCACCCTTTGCGAAACCCCTCGCAAGGACGGGGTCATCACCACGCGGGCGAAGCGTGTCTCTAATGAAATTACGTGCTCTATGACTGTAAGACATGTTTTAACAAAGAATCTAAAAATTTCTCCGAACTTTGATAAGAACGGGCTAAGATATAAATTCGGACGGGGCCCCAAGTGGCCCCGGAATCTTAACCCGAAAAATACGAGGGCTTAAGCCCTCTTCACATCGCACTTACTGCCAGTTTTCTTAACGCTGGCATGGCGATTTTGCCCCGAAGTCCGCGGGGTCTTAACAATAACAGGTGGAGCATGGGCATACTTGCACTCAGACACAGTGCAATCCTTGCCAAACTTACACATAGCAGGACCATGTTCAAAACGACACATGGCCCCGCCGCATTTCTGACCCTCCTTAAGGTGTTGGCAACGCGCTCCAAACGTACACTTCCCGTCGCTAACGTGTTTACAAACGATCTTAGAGGGTTTCTCCTCTTTAGAGGGCTTCTCCTCTTTAGAGGGCTTCTCCTCCTCAGAGGAAAACACCTTCTCCACAGCTAACTGACCTTGCATTTCTACAGGTTCAAAGCTCCCAAATGTGATCGTAGTAGGTTCGTCGGCGAACTTCAACTTCTTGGGTTGTAATACTTCTCCATTAACGACAACCGCTCTCTTAACGGTTGGCTGTTCCATAGCTCTAGGCACGCACAGGGGAGGCGACAAAACATCTGCCTTACCATCCCTAACCATAGATATCCAGCTAGTGAACATCCCAAAATCGAAATCGGGGAGATCATTTTCGACTTTGGCCACCATCCATCCGGCCTCATCCACATTTGGAAATTGTGTATTCTCCGGATAGGTACTAAAATAACTAGAAATACCGAGTGCACAATCCGACATGCCAAACTTGTCAACTACAAGCTGGGCTAATGGTCCGATGATGGGTGTGTTCCTATCGGTAAGGAAAAACCCAGTCATCTTCTCACGAAGTTTCTGCAAAGCAGTAACTTCTGGCGGAAGAGAGACGCACGTATGGATCTTGGCCAACTGCCTCCTGACATCACACATTGAGTCGGGTGATCCATACCACACGGCGCTACTATACAAGCGACTTAGAAAAGTGACGGTATCACTACCTCGAGGGGATTCCACTATCTCGAGCTTCTGCCCAACACTAGAGCAGGATGCCACATAGGCAGTTGGGTTAACATCGGCGGTAACTCCATCATCACCACCATAAATACCCAAACGGGCCCAAGCTTCTTCTGGGGAGTAAGGCACACCATTAACTTTTGTCTTCCTCAACGCTTTGTAAGCCATAAAGGCATTATCAATCGAATTGAAAGCAGCAGTTTCAGGTGAGCCAGATAACCTTGACTCGCCAGTATTAAACTTTACGCCAAACTTAGTCTTGGCCCTCTGACAACGCTGAGATACTAACAACTCAGCCAACTGTGCAGCATAATCCCTATGAACCCATCTCATCATGAACATACTCTCAAGTGCTCGCAAAATCTTGGACACACGACCATCAAACCTAGACAAGTCGGTATTGTAAACAAATAGAGCATTCATGCAGATCTGGACGACCCTCCATGCGATCATGACAGGAGTCATAGCAAACGCATACCAGGGTTGTTCGTTCAACACGGTATCAACAAAGCCGTATATGAAACTCGAATAATTCAGTTTGGTGACATCAGGAATTGTGCTAATGTTCCTGGGATCTTTTATGTCACCATAACTCTCGGACTTCTGGAAGCATGAAATTTCATCAGGNGAAGTTAAATGAGCGCTCATCGAGCCCCTGTCCAAAATACGACGTTGGGTCGGTCGTTTTTGACGCTCATAAACTTCTTCCACGCTGACCGGAACACCGGTGTGTGCCATAGCTTCTGGCACTAAAAACTCCACAAACTCTTGCATGATACCGAGATCTTGAGCTGAAATCTCCAAGTTCTCGTCTGGTTTCACATCCAGTATCCTACCTTGCACAGTCGCCTCATCATTAGAACGCGATTTGACTGGTGCATAGCACTCGTTGATAATAGGACTCATGAAGGGCTTCACTCCTACAGCGGCATCAGGATCATAGCTGGCTGGGTCAAATTGGTAATTGAACACACTCTCAGAGACAGGAAAAACAGTGTCAACAGAGTATTCCAGCCCACGCCTATGATATTGAACTAACACGGCTGCCGCTTCGGCAGTGATTGTGGGCAACACTTGTCGCACTCCCGCAACAGTGATATCAGTTTTGCCCATCCGAGCTACACCAGCCAGAGTATCATCCTCTGTAGCCTTAATGGTGGCGGCCGCATGTGTATTAACAACCGCTGTGGACACCATGGTGCAGTCCCCATATCTTACTCGCAGTCTCAGAAAACCACCGACGAAAAGCTTCAACCTCTCCAATCTAGGACTGCCCAATAACCAGGACAAATCAAAAATTGGGCTTATAAACGTCTTCATAGGAGTCAAGCAAACTATCTGATGGTGTTCGCTGGTCTGCTTACGGTCAACATTGTAAACAGTCGTTCGAACACCCAAACCATACCACACACGGGCAGAAACAGTTAGTACATCACCTGCATAGTTCCACACTGGATGAGTGTAAGTGGCTCCACCAGAGACCACATACGTAACCACATCATCCTTATTAAACGTGAAAGAATACTCACCAAGATCCGCAGCTGCAACAGTCGGTTGAAACGTAGAGATCATGTATGTCCTAACGTACCTAGATAACATATCAGGCATGTTTACATACATGTCAACATCAACTATAGCAACTACGGCATCCTCAGGTGGCTGAAAAGCAGCAGCTTGAACGCCAATATCTTTACCCCAATAAAACGTGCGAGCGCCAACACGCTTATTCCTTATATCAGCCTTAGACATTTGCATGAAATAGGGGACAACTCCCAACTTCGCACACACGAACTCTATGGTAGCAGCACTGCCAGAACGGACAGCAGCCGACACAGGATGCGTGTGATTGTTAGCCAACGTTTTCTT